ATCTAGTTACCACCGGCTATGTCTCATCTTATGACAATGTCGTAAGTATTACTGATGATACATATGCCGTAGCCTCTACCCAGTCCGGGGCTGTATTTACCCTTAATCGTGCTGCGGGAATTGTTGTTACATTACCAACAGCAGTGGCAGGATTGCAGTATACTTTTATTGTCGGAACAACCTTTACGAGCGCAGGTCAGATCAATACGCAAAATACCAGTGATCTTTATTCTGGCTTTGCTATGCTTTTCGATCCTACAACAGCTACTGACATGAACTCCTTTATTCCCGACGGCAGTGACGATGACACCATTGATCTTGGCACAGCGGCACAGGGTTGGCTTGTTGGTGGAATTATTCGCCTGAAAGCAACGACAGCAGCGGTCTGGCATTGTGAGGCCCATCTACATGGTGATGGATCTCTTGCTACACCATTTGAGTAATTTTGATTAGAAGAGGGCTTCGGCCCTCTTTTTTTAGGAGTGGATCATGGCAGATGCTGTTAGCACTACCACCATTGAGGACGGCGAGCGTCAGCTTGTTGTTCAGTTGACCAATCTCTCGGATAATAGCGGAGAGGCCAAGGTCACGAAAATTGATGTTTCTGCTCTCCAGAGCAATGCTCGCGGCATATCCTGTAACGAGGTCCGTATCCAAGAGATATGGGCGCAAGTTTATGGGTTCGACGGTGTGCAGCTTTGGTATGATGCGGATACGGATGTTGTTGCTTTTAATGCTGGAGTTGGTTGGACACATCAGGATTTCAGTGATGTCGGTGGTCTCAAGATGTATGGCACCAATGCGACAGGAGATGTTCTTCTTTCCACGTTAGGGACAGAAGCATCAGGAGATGCGTATCAGATCGTGATCCGAGCCGTAAAGTACTATGGCTAATGAATACCGACGCAACACTGATATGGAACCTCATCCTTACCTTGGGCGGGGGTTCCTTTCTTTACTGGATGCGCGGGATGTCGTCTCAAATTAATGAGATGAGGCGCAGACTTGCTGACACTCGTGAAGAGGTGGCCAAGACCTATGTCACCAAGATCGAGGTGCAGGAAGACATGAAGGAAATCCTGAACCGCTTTGATCGCATGGAAGAGAAGTTTGATCGCTTTATCGCGTCGAAGATTACATGATGGCTGTTTGTAAGAAATGTGGCGGTGTTCTGCCCAACTCTGATCTTTGTATATGTCCCCCGAAGAAGAGGCTAAGTGATGGCGACAAAAGGGCAGAAGAAAGTCAAGAAGGTGATGTCGGAGTTCAAAAGGGGCAAATTGCATAGCGGGAGTAAGCGCGGTAAGAAAGTAAAGAGCCGCAAGCAGGCAATTGCTATTGCCATGTCTGAAGGCCGCAAAGCATCCAGAAGGAGAGGCTGATGCCTACAGTTGGAACAGGGAAGAAGAAGAAAAAGTTTCCGTATACCAAGGCTGGTAAAAAGAAAGCTAAGGCATATGCCAAGAAAACCGGGAAGAAACTGAAGAAGAAGAAGGCTTACTCGTAATGGCTACTAGTGGCACAAGCGCATTTACTCTGGATATTGCTGATGTCTGCGAAGAGGCATTTGAGCGTGCTGGGGTTGAGATGCGGAGCGGGTATGATCTCAAGACTGCTCGTCGCAGCCTTGATCTGATGTCTCTGGAGTGGGTTAATCGCGGCTTGAACCTGTGGACAATAGATGAAGGCACGCAAGCTCTAACGGCTGGGACGGCGACGTACTCATTCCCGTCTGGAACTCTTGATTTCCTTGATCAGGTTATTCGCACCAACGCCGGTAATACTTCCACGCAGGCGGATACAACATTAACAAGAGTTAGCCCGTCAACTTATAGTTCTATTCCGAATAAGCTCGATGATGGGAAACCATTACAGATATACATCCAGCGCACGACCTCACCGCAGTATACTCTGTGGCCTGTGCCTGATGACGCCGAGACTTACACTCTGGTTTACTGGCGGATCAAACGTATTCAGGATACTGGTACTGCTGGGTCTAATAATTATGATGCCCCGGAGCGGTGGTTGCCAGCCCTTACTGCTGGCCTTGCATATTATGTGGCGATAAAGAAGCCTGAATCTCAAAGTCGTATTCAGGGATTGAAGGCTATGTATGACGAACAATTCGAGTATGCGGCTTCGGAAGACCGAGTGAAGGCGAACTTTCAGGTTATACCCGGAGGATACGGAGTAATCTGATGGGGGATTTCGCTGCTGGCAAATATGCTCTTGGCATCTGTGACAGGAGTGGCCTGACCTATAAACTGAAAGACCTTATACCGCAGGTAAAGGATGGTAAGGATACGGGGTTAAAAGTTAGCCGGTCAATGCTTGACCCTGATCAGCCTCAGTTATGGCTTGGCAGGTTCCCTGTGAAAGATCCGCAGGCAGTGCGTGGGCCAAGGCCGGAGACAGGTTTGACGGAGCAACGTGATACGACTTGGAACTGGTCCCCCGTAGGAGACAAGAACTTATTGGGTGAACAGTACGGGTTTTCAACGCAGGACAGCACTCAGGCTACCGGGGAAGTTGGGTCAGTCACGGTGACAACGACATGACTGCGGTATCGAGAAAAGACTTGCACACCATGCAGGCTGCGGCACAAATGCCCGGCGTGGACTATAGTGTGTTTGTGGCAGAGATAGATGAGGGGCATGTGGTTAATGTGGCTTTCACCGGACTTATTGATAAAGACCATGCTGACTGGTTTGCAAAATATATTACGCTTCTTCTGGAGTTGAATAGCATTGACAGCACTACGGAGTTACCAAACTGATGAATTATTCAACGCTCGTGCAGGCAATCAAAGACTATACCGACAATACGGAAACTACCTTTGTTAACAATATTGATAATTTCATCGGGCAGGCAGAGAGAAGGATTCTTCTGGATACAGACTTCCCTGTGTTCCATAAGAATGTGAGGGGGGAAATAACAGACTCAGTAACTTATCTCTCCAAGCCGACAGATTTCCTGACAGCTTTCTCGTTAGCTGTGGTTGGGAGCGATAATGTATACACATATCTCCTGCCGAAAGACGTTTCTTTTATGCGGGAATTTAATCAGGACACAGACACACAGGGAACGCCGAGATATTATGGACATTTTAGCAATGATTCCTTTATTATTGCTCCTGTCCCTGACGATGATTTTACTACAGAGTTACATTACAAGTACTCGCCAGCACAGCTTTCCAGTAGTAATACTACGACATGGATTGGAGACAATGCAGACACCGCTCTTTTGTACGGATGTTTGATAAAAGCCTACACGTTTATGAAAGGTGAGCAGGATTTGATGGGTCTGTATTCGGGAAGATATGAATCGGCTCTTAGTTCTCTTCGTAAGTTAGGGGAGCTTGATGACAGGCGCGATCTGTATCGGAACGGGAACCCATTCATAATGCAGCAGGCTGCATCTAAATGATCGGATTACAGAGTTCTGAGATTCCGCCAGTGACCGTTAAGACCAGCATTGGTGGTGGTTTGTCTGTTGAGCAGGTAACGGAGCTTTGTTGCAACAAGATTATACACGTTGGTGAAAATTTAGCACCAGAAGTCCGTGAACAGGCAGAGGCATACAGGGACAGGTTACAGGCGGTAATCCTACATTACGTTCAACATGCGGTGAGAGCAGAGAGAGATCGTTGCGTACATGCTGCTGTTAGCGGTGGCTACGATGACTTGGCCAATCTACTGAGGAGTTTATAGAAAATGGCAATTACGCAAGCAATGTGTACTTCGTTCAAGAAGGAGATATTGGAAGCAAAGCACAACTTCCTGCTTAGTGGCGGGAATACTTTTAAGATTCCGTTGTATACCAGCAGTGCTTCCTTGGGTGCATCAACAACAGCATACACCACGAGCAATGAAACTTCTGGGACTAACTATACAGCCAAGGGGAACACCCTGACCAGAATAGATCCAAGCACAAGCGGGACTACTGCGCTAACAGATTTCGCGGATACTACTTGGAGCAGTTCGACTATCACTGCCCGTGGGGCTATGATCTTCAATGAAGATACCAGCGGAGATACGTCGGTTCTTATTCTTGATTTTGGGTCGGATAAGTCCAGTTCATCCGGTGACTTTGTAATTCAATTCCCGGCGGCGGACGCAAGTAACGCGATTATTCGTATAGCCTGACAGGTTAGTTATGGCTACCAATACTGGTTTTGGGCGTAGTACTTATGGTTCTGGCGGGTATGGAGAAGAACTCCCCATATCTGTTACTGGCGTTGCAGCAACTGGAGGACTTAGCTCTGTAACTGTTATCCAGAATACCTCTATTTCTGCTACT